CGACCTGATGATGTTGGTGTTGTACAGGTTGGTAAGACAGCTGACTTTAAGACAGTACAGGAGATGATCAATAGCCTCACTCAGAGGTTGTCTGATGCGTTCCTAGTGTTGTCTGTACGTCAGTCTGAACGAACCACAGCAAGTGAAGTCCAAGCTACACAGCAAGAGCTTAATGAGCAACTTGGTGGTATCTATGGAAACCTTACTGCTGAATTACTTACACCCTATCTTAATAGAAAATTAAGTATTCTACAACGCTCAAAAAATATACCTTCATTACCTAAGGGTCTAGTACTACCAACAGTAGTAGCAGGCTTGAATGGTATTGGTAGGGGTCAAGATCGTTTGGCTCTTATTGAATTCATGGCAACTCTGGCTCAATCAATGGGACCGGAAGCTGCTCTGAGGTATATCAATCCTGAGGAATACATCAAACGTTTAGCTGCTTCTTCTGGTATTCAAGTTCTGGGTCTTGTTAAAGACGAACAGAAACTACAGCAAGAGAAGCAACAAGCTGAACAACAACAGATGCAACAGACATTAATGAGTCAAGCTGGGCAACTAGCTAAGTCTCCGATGGCTGAGCAGATGACACAACAAATGCCAGAGATGCAAAATGGACAGCAACCCCAAACCCCGCCAGCGAGCCCGGAAGGGTGATGGCAAGTTTAAAGGCGACAAAGGTTTGAATGAGGCTTGGGTTCCTACTGATATTGAGGAAGCCCTACCTAAAGACAGTGATTATTCTGTACGAAAACTAGTAGAAGGAACTTCACAAGCCACTGCTGGTAAGTATGGCAAGAAACCTTCTACTCGTCCGACCTTTGGAACAGTAACAACGACAACTACCTAATGGCTACAACCACCTTTGAAATCCAAGACGGCCCGTCTAATGAACAACAGGTCGCTGAAACCGCAGCACTAGAGCAGGGCGAGAAGCTAGCTCAAATTGAACAGCAAGATCTTGATCGTAAGTTTGAACAAGTCGAAGATGAGAACGCTGATGCAGCTCTCATCGGAGGTAAGTTTAAATCACAGGATGATCTTCTAAACGCCTACAACGAGCTTCAAAAGAAGCTAGGGCAAGACACACCTGAGGAGACAGATGAGGCTACTGAAGAGGTCGAGGAGGCCCCAGAGGAGGCCCCTACAGAAGACCAATCAGAAGTGGTCAAACAAAACACTGACTACATGGTCGAACTTCAAAAGGCTTATGGTGATAACGGGGAACTCCCTGAAGAAGCTATAGAGCATTTTAGTAAGATGGATCCTAAGGATCTAATCCAAAGCTATCTTGCTTATTCATCTAAGACTCGTGCAGGTACTGTTCAACAATCTGAGATCAATGCAATCAAAGGAACAGTAGGTGGAGAAGAGGCTTACACAGACATGTTGGATTGGGCTAGGTCTAATCTAAGTGCTGATGAAATCTCTGACTTCAATGCTGTAACAGGTACAGGTAATGTAGCTGCTATTAAGTTTGCTGTTGATTCTCTAGGTAACCGTTGGAAGTCTGATGTTGGCTATGAAGCTCCTCTTGTAACTGGTAAAGGTGCAAGCTCTAGGGCTCTTAGTTATCGATCCAATGCTGAGTTAGCTCGTGATATTGCTGACCCTCGATATCAAAATGATCCTGCTTTCAGGTCTGATGTTGAGGCTAAGTTATCAAGGTCAAAAGATCTCCTGTAGTTCGTTCATTCCGTGAAGCGTTTAGTTGCTGCTAATCGCTTCATAGGGACGCAGCCACCTGAAGCATGGAACGGGGCTCAGGTCTACGGAGATTCCCATGACTGACGTTCAAGTCAAGCAAGCGGTTCGCCTTCAAAAGGCTGCCGCAAAACAAACCAAACTCACCTATAGAGGTGTAAACTATCTACTAAACAAACCAGCCCCATGAGAGGCTTTGTATCTCTACTTATGTTTATTTAATTGGACATGAGGCTTTACTCGCCATAGGGAATGGCTAGAGGGGTGTCAGCGCGTGAGCGGCCCCATTCCCCTTTTCCTTGTAAACTCCCAAGGACTGTTACGGAACCCAGGAATGGAGAAGCCTGGGTGTCTGCCAGATGGTGTAGCAGAGGTTCGACTCCTCTGCCTGGTATTAGCCCTTTGAGCCCACTACGGTGGACAACTCTTTGGGTGCTAGCGCCCCGACTATGGCCTAAATAGTCAAACCAAGAATCGATTCGCAACTGATAAACCCTTTTAACTTTTTATTATCATGGCTGGAACTCCTCCAACTATTTATGAGATTACTAACCCTAATGCGGTTAATGGTAATCAATCCAATGCGTATGCTGATAAGTACGCAACCGCTCTAAAACTTTTCTCTGGAGAAGTCTTTACTGCGTTTAATAATGCAACAATCGCTAAAGGACTTATTCGTTCTTATGCCCTTCGTGGTGGTAAGTCCAAGCAGTTCTTGATGACTGGTAAGCTTGCTTCTGGTTATCACACTCCAGGTGAACCCATCCTTGGAGATGCAGCACTGAAGGCAAACGAGAAAACAATCTTGATGGATGATCTTCTGATCTCCAGTCAGTTTGTTTATGACCTTGCAGAAGTTCTGTCTCAGTATTCCAACCGCTCAGAGATCTCCAAGCAAATTGGTGAAGCTCTTGCTCAGCACTACGACAAGCTTATCTTCCGTGTGCTTGATCTTGCTTCTGCTGAGGCTTCCGTCGTAACAGGCGAGCCCGGTGGATTCCAAGTGAACATTGGTGCTGGTAATCAGTTCGACGCACAAGCTCTCGTGGACGGCTTCTTTGAAGCTGCCGCTGTGCTTGACGAACGTGCTGCTCCTATGGATGGACGTGTCTGTGTGCTGTCTCCTCGTCAGTATTACAGCTTGGTCTCTTCCGTAGATACCAACATCCTTAACCGTGAGCTTGGTAACTCACAAGGCGATATGAATAGCGGCAAGGGTCTTTACTCTATTGCTGGTATCCGTATCTACAAGTCCAACAACCTGCCTTTCTTGGAAGCCAATGTTGGTTCTGCCGTTGCTGGTGAGAACAATGACTATGGAACAGGTACTGCCTTCGCTAACTCCTGCGGCTTGATCTTCCATAAGGAAGCTGCTGGTGTTGTTGAAGCTATTGCTCCAAGCATTGAAACCACTTCTGGTGATTTCCATGTTCAGTATCAGGGCGACCTGATCGTAGGCAAGCTTGCAATGGGTTCCGCTTCACTGCGTACCTCTGTTGCTGGTGCTTTCCGCAACGTTTGATATTCAAACCCCAGGGCCTCCCGGCCCTCCGGGGCTTCTCATTCCCTAGAAATAAAATGACAGTTACTTCTAAACTAGACTCAGTAAACATCATCATATCCAATATTGGTCAAGCACCAGTTACTGCTCTAGATACAGGTAATCCCTTAACAGAGACAGCAGAACTTATATTGGATGAAATCTCCCGCACTGTTCAAGCGGCTGGTTGGTATTTTAATACTGAATACAGTTATCCACTAACACCAGATGTAAACGATGAAATTCTAATTCCACCTAATGTTCTGAGTATGGATTTTACTCCTTACTCTGATGTTAATGTCGTGCAAAGAGGTGGTAAACTTTATAATAGAACAGACCACACTTATAAATTCACAGGTCAACTTGAGTTAGATCTTGTTTGGCTTGAGAAATTTGAGGATATCCCTGAAGCTTTCGTTGACTATATTACTATCAGAGCTGCCAATGTCTTTGCAGGTCGTACTGTTGGATCTACTGAAGCTGTGAGGTTTGGTCAACAAGAAGAAGCTTTGGCAAGAGCTGGGGCTATTGAATATGATACCCAGCAAGGTGATTATAGTATGTTCTCTAACAGAAATAACACAACTACTTACAGGTCCTTCCGCCCTGTCCAAGCTCTTTATCGTTTCTAATAATGGCTGCAGTAAGTCAAGCTACAAATACATTGTTGGGTGGCATTAGTCAACAACCTGACCCAAATAAATTAGCAGGCCAAGTTAGAGATGCTGTTAATGTACAGCTTAATCCAACCTTTGGTTGTGAGAAAAGACCACCTACTAAATTCGTAAGTGTTCTAGCTAATGATATCTCCTTATTACCAGAGGCTTCTTATAATAAGACTATCAAATGGTTTAACATCTTTCGGGATTCTCAAGAGAAGTATATTGTTTGTATTTATAGAGATGAATCTATTACGCCTTCTACAAGAGTACGTGTCTGGGATTGTGGAACAGGTGAAGAAAGGTGTGTGTACATTTATGCAGCATCCCAACTCTATTTAGATGCAACAGAACCTACATCTTATCGTCATCTGACGATTGGTGATTATACCTTGATCACTAATCCAGCAAAAAACGTTGTGATGAATGGTGATGATGATGATGATGGAGGAGGGGGAGGAGAAGCACCTGTTGAACCAACACAAAGTGTAGAAGAAGCCTTAGCAGTTGTTAATCAGATTGCGTATAACACAACATACAATATTAACTTCTTGACTTCAGGGCAAACTACTCCTGTAAGAGTTTACTCTGCGTCTACTCTTTCTGTTGGACCTTCTAGCTTTGAAGAAGAAGATGATGGTGGATGTCGTAAGGCAACAAGTCAATCATTTATTGTTGATCAAGGTGATAAGACGGGTCTTTCATTTGACCTTACTGCTATTTGTCAACCCACTCAATACTCTGTTGAAGAGGAGAATGATAGCTATCCAACTGCAGCTAGTTTAAACCCTGGGTTTGAAGAGGATGCTGATTTATGGGCCAGGGAGCGCCTTGGTTCTCCAGCTAATTTTGGTAATGGCTCCTATGCTTATGTTAATCAAGTTGCTACGGGCATTGACTTTGATGCAACTTGTACCTTAAGGGTAGAATTTAGATCTACTGGTGTTGAACTGGATAATGATGGTGACCCCAAAGAGGAAAGTGGTGAATGGGTTTATAGTCAAGCCAATATCACTGCTTATGATCAAGACTATGATTGGGGTGAGGGTGATCAAGTAACTGTTCCCTTTGACAATAATCTTGGTTATATCCCTTTTGATATTACAACTATCAAAACACCAGACGATACTATCACTTATGAATATAAGTCAGTCTATCGTACATCCGTAAGGATGCGTAGTGGTGGAATCAACTGGAGAGCTGGTGATGTAGTGACAGTCACTATGGCTGAGAAGTCATATCAAATTAAAGTAGAGACTGATACCTTTGGTTATGGGTTTGAATCAGAAGCTAGTGTTTCCTATACCACACAAGCCAACGTTGAATCGGGTGGAAACCTTGATGTTGGTGATATTGTTGGAGCCCTGACTACACAGATCAATGCGCTAGGTGCATATAGTGCTGAGCCTATTGGTAATGTTATTTATATTAAGCGAACTACTCCTGGTACTTTTAATATACAAGCCAATGGTGGCACTAATGAACGAGCCATTTATGCAATAAAAGGTTCTGTAAATGATGTATCATTACTACCTATACAATGTAAGGAGGGTGTCACCTTACTTGTAAGAAATACTGTAGACAGTACAGCTGATGATTACTATGTAAGGTTTACCACAGCAGATTCAAACATCCCAGGTCAAGGTGCTTGGGAAGAAACTGTAAAGCCTAATATTCCTACTACATTAGATCCCAGCTCTTTACCCCAAGCCCTTATAAGGCAGGCAGATGGCAACTTTGTCCTTAAACCTTTATCTCCATCACTTGATTGTACAGAGAATAAAACTGGTAGCTGGGTAGCTAGAGAAGTAGGTGATTTAGAATCTAATCCTGATCCTTCTTTTGTTGGGAGGGGCATCGCCAATATGTTCTTCTTCATGAATCGCCTTGGATTCCTCAGTGAGGATGCGGTGATCATGAGTCAACCTGGTTCTTACTTTAACTTCTTTGTTGGATCAGCTATTGCTGTAAGTGATGCAGATCCTATTGATATGATCGCAGCATCTGAAGAGCCATCCTTTCTTAAGGAAGTTGTTCAAGTGCCTCAAGGTGCTATCTTATTTGCTGAGAACTCACAGTACCTACTATCAACAACAGAAGTAGCTTTTGGACCATCTACAGCAAAGATCACACAGATCTCTGACTATAGTTATGATTCAAAAATCAAGCCTCTAGAGACTGGTGTCTCTATTATGTTCCATACAGAGGCTGCTACTTTTAGTAAGATCTTTGAGATGGCTATCCCTAATACGGATCAAGCTAGACCACAGGTAGCAGAGATCACTAGGATTATTCCTGAATACATACCTCCTTCTCTTAATTGGTCAGCATCTAACCCAAATAGCAATCAAGTATTTTATGGGTTTGGAGATAATACAGCTTATAACTTCTCCTTCTTTAATGTTGCTAATGAAAGGTCTATGTCAGGTTGGACCAAATGGGTCTTTAACTATGATGTAGCCCACATGGGTTTCTTTCAAGATAGGTGTTATGTAATTTTATACAACCCAGCCACAAAGGCTTTTATCTTATCTACCATTGACCCTTTAGATAATCCTGGTGACTGTACTATTTCAGCAGCGGGACGTGAGTTTACTCCAAGGCTTGATGTATTAATACCTAAGTCTAGTTGTACTCTCGAAGATATAAGTGATACAGAAACTTTAGTTACCATACCTAGCTTCTTAGCTGTAAGGAATAAAGATAGTACACCAAAGAAAATTACTACTGTCTTCGGTGATCTTGGTAATGCTACCTACTTCCAGAAGTATCCATTAATTGTTGGTTCGGCTAGCTCTAACCCACCACCAACTCCAGGCCCTTGTGTACCTGATGATTGTGCAGCACCTAACCCAGACGCTTGTGATGGAGTCCAATGCCCACCTGGCGAGGTTTGTAACGGAGGTTTCTGTTTTCCAGATGTTGGTCCCGGCCCAGGTCCCGGAGATCCTTGTGAAGGTGTTATATGTCCACCAGGCGAATCTTGTAATGGAGGTTTCTGCTTCCCAGATGATCCAGGCCCTGAACCAGGCGACTGGGCGGGTGAGTACCTCGACAGCTGCGAGTGTACAACTCGTGTAACGACTCAAGTTGCAGCTAAGGACTCAGATGACTGGTCTGAGAGTTCTTTTGTTGGTGTGTATTATGGCTTTAAGCCAGGAACTGCGGAGTTCGACGTTAATGGTGTCACCAAGATTGTCACCACTGACTTGACTTTCACGGGCTATGAATCAGCTGATGACTGCAAGAGCGATGAGGGTGGTGATCAAACATTTTTCCTGGAATCTTTTAATCCCAATGCAGACCGGGATCCGCAATATCGTGCGTTTGTTATACCCGAAGAGATCCAGTCTCCGGACTGCGATTCTCCTCCTGTTCCTGTTGACCCGGATCCAGAGCCCGTAGATCCTTGTGAGGGAATTGGGTGTCCACCAGGAGAAACTTGTGTTGATGGTATCTGCTTACCAACTCCAGACCCAGAACGTATACAGTATGATATTACGCCGCAACTATATTGCACTGAGGGCACCAGCCCTATGTATATCAGCGTTTTTGCAAATAATTTTGCTGGCAGTATATCCAATATAAAGGAGCTTATTTCTA